TCCAGGCCTACATAGTCAAACGGGTGCTGGCGATTCTTGGATTCAAGAGTCACGAGCTCCTCGTCGTTCACGCAGTCGCCACGGCGCAGCACGCCAGGTCCGCACAATGCAAGGTAGCGCCTGAGTTTCCATCCACGAAAGATGGCCTGAAAACGGACCAGTGGAGCAGATCTCTCCTTCATGACAACTGCCCAGAGCCTGGGTGCCTTGACAGCACGATGGTGTCCACACATCACGTGCCCAACCAATGCAGTGTGTGGACACTGGTCGTCTGTCTTCTTGTTCTTTGTCGATGCACACCTAGGCATCCCTTGATTGATTGGTACAGTTTCTTGAAAGTTGGATTCGTTCACTAAAAACGGAAAGTGCCCCAGATAGGTCAGCCAGTCTCACAACACAATCAACATGTCTGCCTCCGCCATCGTTCCTTCTGAGACTCTGGACATCAACCGCGTCACCATCGGCGAGATCCGCGCCAACAAGGCAGGCGGCAAGACCGTTCCGATTCGCTACAATGGCCAGAACTTCCAGGTCCGTATCCCGCGCATCTTCTATCCCGCTGGTGTGGTTGTGCGCACCGATGACCAGGGCAAGAGCAGCTACAGCCTGCTTGCATCTCTCAAGGGATGCGACACCTTCGTGAAGCAGCGTGCGCCTGGCGATGTCGGTGAGATTGGCCAGCTGTACAACTTCATGCTGGACCTTCAGGAGAAGATCATCCAGCATGCGATCACGAACAGCGGCAAGTGGTTCGGCAAGTCCAAGTCGGAGGCAGTGCTCCGTGAGACGATGAAGCCGATTCTCAACCCGAGTGTTGAGAAGGTGAATGGTGAGTGGGTGCCAAGTGGCAAGTACCCGCCTAGCCTTCGCATGAAGATCTCGGTCTGGGACGGTGCGGTCAGCCTGGATGCGATGGATCCGAATGGCGAGTCTATCGCTGTGACGCTGGACAACATCGAGCAGGTGTTCGCCAAGCGCATGGAGGGCCGCATGGTCATTGCGCCGAGCATCTATGTCACGGGCACGGGCTTCGGTGTGACGTGGCGTGTGGTTCTGGCCAAGATCTTCCCGCCCACGCGCATGTCTGCCAAGGCGGCCTTCGCGGACATCAAGGAGCCTGAGGAGGCCAATGCTCGCGAGGATGCGGATGAGGAGAACGAGGACACGGTCCAGGTCCCCGTTGCCGAGCCTGAGGAGGAGGAGCAGGCCCCGCCTCCACAGATGAATCGGGCAAACACGGGTGGTGCTACTGCGCCTCCTCAGACGGCTGCAAAGCCTGGTCGGAAGCGGGCTGCGGTGGCTGCAGCAATGTAAAGACCTTCGAACCAGATGGAGGCTTGTGAAGCGTCAAATACTCATCAACAAAGAACACCTTGGACAGATTAGGTAGATCAAGGTAGGAACCAACACAACCCGCATGGAGTGGCTCAAGAGAAGCCCATGCACACTTTTCACATGTATATACCTTCGGGGGGTTCAAGACCATCTCCGGGCTGAACACGCGGACGGATCCCTTGGTACACTGCTCAAGGATCGTGGCGGCGGTGGTCCAGCCCTCGGAGGTGAACCTCTCGTAGACAGACTCGGGGAACATTGACCACAGACTGTCTCCGATCTCCCACCCCTTTTCCTGTAGGAGGGTAGCGAACGGGCTCTCGTAGTACCATCGAAGGTGGACATCTGCATGGTCGATCAGGTCGTGTTCGGCGAGTCCCACGCGGTCGAGATCTTCATCGTAAAGCCAGTAGACATTGGCGTGCGTATAGGCAGGATCCCGACGACCACGGTAGACCTCGCGACCGTCCATGGTCCACAAGTCGGAGACCACATCAATGTCGTGCTCTGTAATGTCAGTGGAGACTGGGTACACCACGCGGCGATCGATGGCAGACAACATTGTTAGCCTGCGGCACTTAATCAAACGAGACCACAACGCGGACATCGTGACGACGAACAGACTTGGTGGCGGAACGACTGAGCTCATGGCGCTTGCGACGACCCTCCTCGGTGTTGGTCACCACCTGCGAACAGGCCTCCATGTCTGCGTGGATCTCGTCGTAGTGCTCTGTCAGGTAATCCAGAACCTCATCCTGCACGGCCCACTCGAAAAAGTTGAGCTGCCCCACAGTCGTGTCGATGCCCCGAAACTGGATTCGCTTCCACCTGCAGAAAGGGTCGAACATCTTCTTGTTGTACGCCTTGAGATGCGCCTTGTAGACCAGGTACACGATGACGTGCTTGTTGTCCTTGGTCAGGAAGGACACATTCTGCTTCTTGGAGTAATTGGTCACGAACCAGTCAATCAACCGCAGACTGAGCTTGGACTCGCCCTTGAGGATGGATTGAACGCGCTCGAAGGTTGCAGGGTTGGAGTAGAAGTTCTCGAGGCGGTGGAGAACCCACTGCTCCTTGCTTTGAATTACAGTATCCGTCATACCTAATCTGTGTTTCACCAGTGAAAATGAGTTTAGGAGTTCAACGCATGGAATCTTGTAATGGATGATGCCATCACTGCATGGCTCTGGGATGGACCCTTCACCCATCTTCAAACGCGGATTCGTCAGTTTGTTCACTTCTGTTCGGAGTTGGTGCCCCTCTCTCACCGTGTACTTCGTCGTCATGTTCTGGCTCGTGTCCATGAGTTGATGAAGGGCGAGCTTGGACGCAGATGGGCTCGAGACCGCAATGTGCGACGGGTCATCCGTATCTACGGGCAGAATGATCAGCGAACGGCAGCGTGGCACTCCAAGCGCGGTCAGATGATCACGGCCTCGGAGTTGGGTGCCATCTTTACGGGTGGTGAGACGCGCCGCTCCGTCATGCTTCGTAAACTAGAGCCACCTGCTCCGCCTACGGGGCCGCCTTGCGCACCTCTGATTTGGGGCACGCGGTTTGAGCCCATTGCAAAGCAGATTTACGAGGAGGAGACGAACTGCTCCATCACCGATGTGTCGTGTGTCCAGCACCCAGTCCACTCGTTCTTGGGCGCCTCTCCCGACGGCATCATCTTCCCAAAGGGACCACGAGACATGCGGCATGGTCGCCTGGTCGAGTTCAAGTGCCCCTTCTCCCGAGTGGCCAAGGACGGCGTGCCGTCCGCATACATCCACCAGATGCAGATGCAGATGGAGTGTACGGGCATTGACGAGTGCGAGTATGTGGAGTTTCGGTTTAAGCAGGTCTACTATGCAGAGTGGGTCGCCTTCCAAGGTCGCAAAGGTATCTTTGTGATCTTCGAGGATGACACTGTGAGCTATACCAAGGACGCATCCTGGGAGCAGGAGCACCAGAAGGTGCACTGGATTCTGCAGTCGGTGAAGAAGGACTTTGTGCCCAAGGACCCCAACTGGCTGCCGTCCCACTTTGACGACCTGAAGGCCTTCTGGGACGAGGTGGTCCAACACCGAACCAACGGGACCAAGCCCACGTCACCGCCGTCCACAACAGTAACGATAGACCTTTAACCACCACGGACGCCGATCGGCAAACTTGGCGTTCCACTCCTTGATGGTGAACCGATTGCCCATGCTCAAATTACACCGACGACAAATGGGATACAGGTTGTCAAGAGTCGTCTTGCCACCCTTGCTCTCAGGCACATCGTGTCCGCATTCAAAGTCAAATACATTCATGCGGTTCTGACACCACACAATGGTACATGGGCTCGAGAAGACATGGCCGCAACGGAGAATCCACACCTGTTCTCTCAGGGCGACTGGGATTTTCTGCTTATGAGCCATTGGGAATTACCATGTCTTTTCCTGTAGACGACCAGGAGGGGGTCCGCCAGTGACATTGATGTACGACTGGTACGCATTCACCTGAAACGGAGTCTGGAGTCCTTCAAGGGGCGGGGTCGTCACCTTGGGACGGGGCATATGGTTCGTGCGCTGGGAATAACTGGAGTCTGTCGTCACATCTGTGCGGACGATTCCACGCATGTCCTGGAACGCGGGGTCAGGGCGCTTGGCCTCGGAGGAGAAGAACGTGAACCACGCGAGGCCGATGGCCACCAAGGCCACGAGAAGCACAAGGAATTCATTCATTGTTTAGAGACCCCGAAAAAAAGGGATTGTTTCGTCTCTTGCTCATCAACAAGTATGGCGCCTTCCGAAGAGACAGCACTGGAGACCCTTCGACTCTTCCTCTCTCGCCGCGGACTTCCCACGGAGACGATTCGTGTGACGACCGAAGATCTCGAGAAGGTCAACATCTACACCATTGGCAAGATGTTGGTAATCTTCAACCAGAAGCAAACCACCTCCGTCCCCGACATTGGAAACTACCGCAAGTTTGCTGCCGAGCACTCGTACACCAATGGCATCGTCGTCGTATCGAGATCCAAGCCATCTGACAATGCACTCCTGCAGATGAAGGCCGCATCCAAGGAGCGCATGCACTTCTTCTACCTCCCCGAGCTCCAGTACGACATTACACAGTCTCGCTGGTCCATGCCACACCGCATCATGAAGCCCGATGAGATTACGGAACTCCTCAAGGCCAAGAACATCACCAAGCCCGAGGTCCAGCTGCTCTCGATTGATTCGCAGGATATCCAGGCGCGTATCCTTGGTGCCATCCCGGGAGATGTGATTGAGGTGATCCGTCACAGCGATACTGCGGGGCAGTCCAAGGTCTGGCGGTACTGCGTGGTGGATGCAAATGTTGTTTGAAGACAATGAGTGCACCCGTAGCCGACGGACAATTGGCTGACCTGGATGCCAAGTATCAGCTCGCGCGTGCAGACTATGATGCCAAGGTCTCAGCGGCCCTGGCATCTGCCGACCCCGTGGCCGCCGCGGCTGCCGTAAAGGCCAAGCAGGAGATGGTGAGTCTCACGGAGAAGATGGTGTCCGTTACGACGCAAACCCCGACACCTGATCTGGACACCAAGCATCGTCAGTTTCTCGATCGCCTTCACACCCTGCAGGCAGAATACAATACCCTGTCGGCGAGCAACGACCAGCTGAAGACCCTCCAGGCAATCCGCGCGCGTGAAGAGGAGAAGTTCGAAGGTCCCTTTTATTTTTTCGGCGGGCTCTTTGTCGTGTCCTGCTGTGCATTGTTGGCCACTCTGATCATCAAGCACTAGTACACGCCGCCCACAAAGACAGCAAACACGCCAATCACGAAGATAGCCACTGCCTTGGAGATCATGATGGATGTATCTTGTACACGATCTGCAGCATTGACTTCGGACTTGGTCAGCGTATCCTTGAGAGTAGGGAGTGACGTCTCGTACGATGCGATTTGTTCGTGGAGCTTGCTGACATCCCCGCCCAGGCCGCCGTTGTCAGCCAATTGACGCTGGACATCCTCCTGCATGTTCATCGTACCCTGCTGTTCCTCTGCAAGTCTCGTATCCAGTTTCGTCTTGGCCGCCGCCGTTGCCTGTGCAGCCGCCGTGTCATTGGGATTGAGCGTAGACGCGGTCAGCAGAGTCTTGTAGTTTGCCAGTTCGTCCTGCAAATCCTTCGGCAATACAATCGTCGCATCCGCCTTTCCAGATGGAGTCGGATTCGTCAATTGCTCACGCCCCGTGAGATTGATAATAAACAGGAGGGTTCCCGCGAGAAGGACAAGCCACTCGAGCATTATCTCTTGGCTAGTAAACAAAATGCCCGTGCGTTCCTTCCTCGAACTCGGTGGCCCAGGCGGAACGGTTCACACGCCCCTGACAAGTGATGCTTCTGAACACACGCGCTACATCCGCATGGCGGCCACCATTGCCCCGTACATCAACAATGGCGTGTCTCCAGTCCCCAATGCCCTCGGTTGGCGGAGCATGGATGCGAACCGTGATGCTCGGTTGATTGCCCCGATCTACGGCAAGATTCGGGCTTTTCTTCCGAACAGAGGATAATGGATAGCGTTCACCAGTCGTCTCGACTGCTCAAACAGGCATCGGACGACTATGATGAATTTCTTCACGACACACCCACACCTCGGCAGGCGACTGCGGGCTCGATTGACTCGCGCGCGTCCAAGGAACGCCAGAAGATCCTCAAGGTCCAGGCCATGCACCTCTATGTCATCCAAGTCGCCCTCTTGACAATCCTGTTCTGCATTCTGGCGTACTGGGTCCTGCCCGACTGGGCTGCTCCGATGGTGAGTCTGTTGATCCTTGCTACGGGCATTGGGTCAGCAATCTATCTTTCACAGATATAATGGGTCAACAGTTCTCTGCCGCCACTGTCGCTGCCGAGCTAGCCGCTGCCAATAAGCTGCAGACGGACACTGCAACCGCATCTGCCAAGGCACAACAAGAGGTCGACAAGTACACCATGGAGTTCAATGCGGCCCAGACTCAGAAAAACCAGATTCAGACCACCTCCGAGCTCATGCAGAAAGCGACGGGGCTGTACTCGGGGGTCTCTGACGACCTTCATTACACAGTCAATCAGTTCGATTCCCATCTCAAGGACTTGCAGAACAAGATCAACATTACCAACCGAAAGACCGCGGCTCCCTCCTGGTGGCCTTGGCTTGATATCTTTTTGAATGTGATGCTTGTAGTGGTACTGCTGTATGCAATCTACTCCTTGGTGCGTCGTACCTATTACGTTCATCCTCCAGCTACCCAAGTCGGATACCATTAGCAATGGAGATCAACGACTCACGCACCGTACTCGACTTCCAAAAAAAGACCTTCTGCGGTCATCCGAGGGCGCATGTTCGCAAGGTCCTCTTACAGAACATCCAGTTGGGACACGCGGATTACGCGTGCTACTGGACGCTCGAGATGCTGTGTTCGGGATTGGTACATTCCCTGTGGGATGCCTTTTTCGAAGCCGCGGCTCTCCACATCAACCGTGGCAATCCTGCGGTCTTTACCTACTTGGCCAAGGCGTACGAGGACTACATGCCAATCGAGGGAAACTATCCGCTTGGCTCCATGACCAGCATCCGCAACAACTTGGATGTCCGTCGCATGGTGTGTGAAGTCGCAGCCGCCATGTCGGGATCTCGCAAGAACAAG